GCACTTTCCTCTCTGCCATAAACAATGGGGGAGCGGAAACATCCACTCTCCTCTGCTTTAGCAAGAGGGGGGTGGTGTTGGATGCGCCCCCTTTAGGGCATCAATACTACGGACGAGGCGCGATCGGGGGCAAGACATACACCACTTGACTTATAGAGGTGTGGAGAGTGCGGTGGGAAGTGTGGGTGGCTGTGTTTGCTTTACCAAATGGCAGGGTTTATACGGGCATCTCACGGCAGAATAGAAGTTGAGGTAATTGCAATGGCGCTACTAGACGATGACATCGTGCACATGTTCACTCTGATCGATGGCCAAGTGTGCTGGTCACAGATCTCGATGACCGGCCTACCGGCCCTCTATCGATCGGTGGCGGAGAAGCATAACCGCAAGGCTGGGACGCCAGTGGCATTCTGGAATGGCTCCAATGACAAGATGATGATCAATGCCGCAGGGGTGCCGGTGACAGAGGCGCGCATCGTTGGCGTATTGCAGCGGCCAGCGCCGGAGGCGCGCCAGGTGACGCCGAAGGCGGCAGCGAAGTCTGCGGTGGAACGGTCAGCCGATCGGAAGCGTGCAAGGGACGATGCGGCCAGAGAGAAGAGCCAAGCAGCGGGCGACTTGAAGCGTGCGGCTGGATGGACGAGAGACGCCAGAGGCGTATGGCATGAACCAACGCCGGAGAGTGTGGCAGCTGCGCCAGCAGCGCCAGCGGCAGTGGCAGTGCCAGTGTCCGTACAAAAGCCGTACATCGCGCCGTGGGCAGATCCCCTTGACCCAAATCCTGGCGATGGCGACGATGTAGCGCTGTTTGCGTGGCTCAAACGCGAAGGTGGCCGTAGGGATGCGTTCAAAGCCGCACAGGCCGCAGGCCGATAAGGCCAATACTGAATATTCGAAAGCGCAATGCGATGATTGTTGACTAGATGGTCAAACTAAGGTGTTACTGATCCTCTACTTCTCCTCTACTTCGGTTCTGCCTACGGCAGAAGCAACCAAGGCGGCAGGCAGCAACCAAGACGGCGGACGTTACGGCGAACAGGGACGGCATACAGGGGCGCACTACATGAGCGAGACCGATGGCTTGAACCACCCGGCAGATAAGCTGGCAATGATCCGGCAGAGGATCAAGAAACTACAAGACGAGGAGGTGGGGTTGAAGGCGGCGTGCGTAGCACTGCCGGAGAGCGAGCGTGCGGGGCGCTACGCCATCGTGTCGGTGTCGATGGTAGGGCGGTCTAGCTTGGACACGAAGGCCCTGCGCGAGGCTCTGGGAGAGGCGGCTGTCGCGCCGTACATGCGCACGACCGAGGCAGTCACCGTCACCGTGAAAGAGATCTGAGCATGATGGATTGGCAGCCGATCGAGACGGCACCGCTGCATGATTTGATCCTATTGGCCGCGCCGAGGTGGGAAGCGCCTGGGTTTGTAATGTCGATGGGATTTTGGGAAGCAACCGACCACGAAACGCCAGATGGTTTTTGGTGGGCGTATATAGACTTTGATATGGAGCCGACACACTGGATGCCAATGCCAGGTGAACCAAAGATGATCGAGGTGGCGGCATGAGCAAGTTTGATGGCACGATGCGGGTGACGATGAACGTAGGCATGTCGCTCGATCATGGCAGTGTGATGCTGCAGATCGGTGACGATGTCACCGGCATGCGCCTGCATGACATGGTGATGGAGCTGATCGAAAGCGTGGAAGCGCGCGACGGCTCAATCGTCGCACTCGATCAGCGCACGCTTGCCGATGTGCAGCGCGAGTTCGACATCGTGTCGCACCTGATCGGTGACCGGCTAGAGCTCGAGCGTGACCGTGCGCAGTTGCGCACAAGCGGGGGGTTCGGAGGGCTGAGTGTGCGCTTGCGCACAGTGCCAACCTGACATCGGAGCCCCTCGGCGAGACGCCGAACCGTGCCGCAACCCTCGCGAGAGGCCGACGTTATAGCCGTCCAGCTATAGCGTTTTGCCCCGATCGAGGGGGTCGGTGTTTACCGAGGGGAATAAACGCGGTGTTCTGATACCCCAAAGCGGCTAACCCATTGATATCGTTATGACCGAGACTTTACATAATACGCATTATCGGATGTTATCGATAACATAGGGCGGAATGCGGCCCGATGCGGGGCAGGGCAGGGCCCGCGCGCACCCCCCCCGGCCCCGCGCCGACGCCCCCGCCGCGTCAATGACAGGTCGACACTCACCGAAAAAAAATTGTGCAAATTATAGAAAAACCCGCTCCGCGCCCACCCCCTTGCTCCCTTCCAAAACGACACCTAGACCAATCCATAGGCCTGGACGGCGACCATCGCTGCGCCGCTCACCTCCCGGTGGTTCTGCAGCTAACTTGCCCTGGGGCGCTATCGCGCACTGGGGCATTTTTTTGTCGCCCACCTGCACCTTCTCAAACATGGACCGCACAGGAACCATAATGGCGGGGAAGGCGCGGGAGGGTGGCACCCCTGCCTTACTGGCCAAACGCGGCCTATGGTGGCGATAGATGCGATAGCCGCAAGACCTGCGGCGGGGGTAGCACAATGGCTGGCAAGAAGATCGAGCTCCAGATGTGGGCCGACATTACCAAGATGGGCGGCGTTGATGCGGTCATTGATCGGATCGAGAACGGCGACACGTTTCAGTCGATCGCGACAGAGCTTGGCATTTCGCGGCAGATGCTTGGAATGACCCTGAACAGAACGCCGGGTGTGCGCGAGCGGATCATTGTGGCCCGCCGGGGGCGGGCGGAGAGGTGGGCGGAGGAGACGCTCGACATTGCTGACAACGTGCCCGAAGACCCGAACGCGATCAATAAGGCCAAGATCCGCATAGACACTCGGCGGTGGCTGGCGGGGGTCGATGACCCCGACCGCTTTGGCGTCAAGACGGCGCAGGTGAATATCAGCATTGGCGGCTTGCACCTCGACGCCCTGCGCAAGGTGCAGTCAGAGATTGCGATCACCATCAGCGAACCGGCAGACCAAACGGCCAACGAGCCCATAGACGCGGAGGCTGTCGATGTCACCGATGAGTGAGGGCGATAAGCCAGCGATCCAGCGCACCCTAATGGACTTCGGCCCAGACGATGACTTTATCCTGATCAGGTCTGACGCCAAGGGTGAGGTGACGACCGTCACCTCTCTCAGCGAAGACGACGCCATCGACCTACTGCGCGAGATGGCGGACGAGATCGAGATCGACGGCTTTGAGCCTTTGGTGCAGGAGCGGGTGAATTGACGGCGCGCGAAGAGCGCGACAAGGCCATGGCGGGCCCGGCTCCGCCGTTGCCGGATGCGAATGCCTTCGTTGATTGGGTGCGCCGCTACCGTGACGATCCTGTGCTGTTTGCCAAGGAGGTGCTGGGGATCGATCTCGACCCATGGCAGGCCGAGGTGATGATGGCCGTGGCCACCGGCGAGCGCCGCATCTCGATCCGTTCCGGCCACGGCGTTGGCAAGTCGACGACGGTGGCCATCTTGTGCATCTGGTTCTTGCTGACCCGCTACCCGGTCAAGATCGTGATCACGGCACCGACCAGCGCGCAGCTCTTCGACGCCTTGTTTGCCGAGATTAAGCGCTGGGTGAACCAGCTGCCGGAGCAGCTCCAAGAGCTGCTGATCGTGAAGAGCGACCGCATTGAGATCAAGGCTGCGCCGGAAACCGGCTTTATATCGGCACGGACGAGCCGCGCAGAGAGCCCAGAGGCCCTTGCTGGCATTCACGCTGACCATGTTCTGCTGATTGCCGACGAGGCCTCTGGTGTGCCGGAGGCGGTGTTTGAGGCTGCGGCGGGGTCGATGTCTGGCACTGAGGCTGCCACGATCCTTCTTGGCAACCCGACGAGATCCAGCGGCTTTTTCTTTGACACGCACAACCGGCTCAAAGAGCACTGGTGGACCAAGCGCGTGTCGTGCGTGGATAGCCCCCGCGTGTCCAAGGTCTACGTCGAGGAGATGAAACAGCGGTACGGCGAGGACAGCAACGCCTTCAGGGTGCGCGTTCTTGGCGAGTTCCCCCTGTCCGACGACGACACCGTCATTCCCATGCACTTGATTGACGCGGCGATGAACCGCGACATCGTCGAGGACGACAAGGCCCCGGCAATCTGGGCTTTGGATGTGGCGCGTTTTGGCACTGACCGATCGGCCCTGGCGAAGCGCCGGGGTCAGGTGATCACCGAGGTGAAGCGGTGGGCGGGTCTCGATCTGATGCAGCTCACCGGCGCCGTTGTGGCCGAGTACCAATCGCAGCCGACCTACCTGCAGCCGGTCGAGATCTTGGTGGACAGCATTGGCCTTGGATCTGGCGTTGTTGACCGCTTGCGCGAGCTCAAGCTGCCCGCGCGCGGCATTAACGTCAGCGAGAGCCCGTCGATGAAGGGTACCTATATCAACCTGCGGGCCGAGCTGTGGTTTGCGACGAAGGCCTGGCTGGAGCAGCGCGGCTGCCGCCTGCCCAAGGATGAGGATCTGATGGCAGAGCTTGCCGGTCCGCGCTTTAAGTTCAGCAGTTCTGGCAAGATGCAGGTCGAGAGCAAGGGCGACCTGAAGAAGCGCGGGCTGCGCTCGCCTGACCTTGCTGACGCTGTCGTGATGACCATGGCAGCTGACGCTGCCGTGGCCCTCTACGGCTCCTCCTCGAGCGGCAACTGGAACAAGCCAATGAAGCGCGGCTTGAAGGGCGTTGCCTGATCCGGCCCCTGCATTCCTCTACAACTCTCGGTAGTGTATGCTGCGCGCAGCATACATATGGCTAGGCGAGGGTGATCCTGTGATGAAGACCAGCAAATCTATTGGCCAGCGCTGCTGATGGGGGTCTTCGATTTCCTCGCCCCAAAGGCGGACGGCCTCGCATATAATCCTATGGGGTTGCCTGCCGGGGCAAATCCTGAAATCGATCCTATTGTCGGCCATGATGAGCTTGGCCAAAAGATCCGAAGATCTCGGTTCGATGGCACCGAATACCTGTTTGAGCCCACCGCACCCAAAACACAGTCTGCCATCAAGGGCGCATATCGATCCGTGCGGGATGACCCTGTCGGCACTGCCAGCGGCCTAGCCAATGGCGTGGCCAAAGGTATTTGGGATGCCATCTCAGTCCCCGCCAATGCCATGGCAGGCAAGCCGGTCTCTTACGGCGACATTGGGAGTATGGCTGGCCTAGTAACCCTCGGCGCTGGTGCTGGCCCCTCACCAGAGGGCGCTCTGCGGATGGGCATGGACTTCCCCAGGTCTGCGATGATTGGCCACAACGGCGGCCCAGTGATGCGCCCTGGCGTTGAGACAATGGGTTGGCCCGCCGGGTCTCTGCCGGAATACCGGGGCGCGGCCCCTAACCGCACAACGGAATACCCGCGCTATGAGCCGACGAAGCCCACCGATCGCATGGCACGCCTGATTGGGTCAACAGAAGACCCGGCGCATCCGATCCATTCGACATTTGACAGCTATATCGGCAGGGGCCAGACCCTGGGCGGGTCAGATTGGTACAACAGCGAAGAGATGCGTAACTGGTTCATGGATCAGTATGGCGAAGGCGCTGGCGATACATTATGGCGTGATTATATCGACACGGTCGGCGCGACATCCACCGGCTCAGATGTGCCATCAAATATGCGCAATGCGAGTTTCTACTTTAATCTGGCCCCCGGCCCGCGTCGGGCGGTGGCTGAACGTGTTTCGCTCGGCGGCATCACACCGGCAGACGCAGCAAAAGAGCTTGGCATCAATGTGCCCAATGCCCCCGACAACTATCGTTATGGCCACGTCATGCAGGGCAACCATGCCAAGAACATACTGGCCCAACTTGATGGACGGTGGGTTGAAACCCCCCCGGCGGGCCTGACTAAGGGCGAGCGGAGCAATTGGCTGAAAGCTAACCCGAAGGTGAAGGGCTTCCGTAATGACTTGCTTGGATCTGAGGCAAACATCGCTGCCGACAAGCACTTTATGCGCATTCTCGCAATGAGCGATGGCGGAACCGACTTTCTATCAGCTCAGGCTGGCCTCTCCGGCGCTAACCTTGAAAGGCTAAGGAATGCCTACGGCGATGCCATTGACCCCTATATCAAGACCCGCAAGACGGGCACGGGCCAGATGGTCACCGAGGCAAACCTATACAAGGCTGCGCAGGATGGCGTTCTGAAGGATACTTCGCTCTTCAAGGATGTCCCTCAAGCATGGCTCGATGTGCCGAACGCCAACGAGTACTCCTCACTTGAAACGATGGCCCAACGCCTCTCTGCGGCACGGGGGATGACACCGGCGCAGTTCCAGGCGAACCTGTGGATGGGTGCGGGCGACGTAACGGGCCTGGCAGATGAGAGCCAGGGCACGTTTATGGATCTCTTCCGGCGCACGCTTGATAAGCGCGCCAGGGAGCGCGGCACTGACCGCTTGGGGCAGTTCACTGACTTTGCTGCGCGCAACTCTCCGTTGGCCGTTCCACTTGGCGTGGGTGGCACCGCAACGGCCCTGGGTGGCGGGCTGCTATCTCGTGACCCACGGGAAGAATACTGATGGCGACCCATCATAACACCAAAGGCACCCGCCCATGACCGACATGCTCGACATGTTCCTGAAGTACGTCATCTTCCCCGTCGCGGGTTTCGTGTGGATGCTGCACACAAAGCTGCAGGCCCACGCGACCAAGCTGGCGGTGATGGAAGCGCAGATCGAGGCTGGCAAGCAGGCGCATGACCGCGAGTTCCGCGATATGCGGCGGACGCTGGACGCCATTGTGACCAAGCTCGACAGCATCGAAGCCGCGTTGCGGAAATAGCCTGGTAACCCTGGACCGAAGACGCGCCGCTCACAAGGTTGGCAGGGTTGGCGAGCTCCTCGCGGCATACATCCTCGAGCGCAACGGCATCCAGGTGGCCAACGTCAACCGCGACGAACACGACTTCTGGATCAGGACGCCAAGCGGCAGGCTGCTGACGGTACAGGTCAAGACGGCATCGATGGCAAAAAATGACACATTCAGCTTTTTTAAGGGCAATGTGACGGCCAACACCAACATTGTGGCCCTGGTCGCACTGCCACCAGAGGTTGTGCTAATATACCCCGGCGACCAGATGCAGCAGCGCTGCGCGGTTGGCCAATTCACGCCTGAGCACATGGCCTCGTCGATCAAGGAGCACCTACAATGAAAACCTGGTCGGCGCGCAGCCTAAAGGGCCTCGAGGGCATCCACCCTGATCTGCGCAAGATCATGGACCGTGCGCTGGAGATCAGCCCAATCGACTTTGTGATCACCGAAGGCCTGCGCACCAAGGCGCGCCAGGTTGAGATGGTCGCGAAGGGCGCATCTAAGACGATGAAGAGCCGCCACATCACCGGCCATGCCGTGGATCTGGTGCCCCTTCTGGACCTCGACAAGGACGGCAAGATCGAGGTCGAGGAGATGTATAACTGGCCCGTAATGCGCAAGCTGGCCCCATGGGTCGTCCTGGCCGCCAAGGATGTGCACATCCCGATCGAGTGGGGCGGCACTTGGACGACATTTCCCGACGGCCCGCACTACCAGCTGCCGTTCAAAGCCTACCCGTAACATAGAATGGAAAAACACATGTCTGGCGATCAAATCGGCGGCATCGTCCGCGCTCTCATTGCCGCCATTGGCGGTTACGCAATCGGCAAGGGCTGGGCTGACGCCGAGCTTGTCGCCACCGTTGGCGGCGCGGGCGCCACGATTGCCGCCGGTGCATGGTCCTACATGGCCAAGCGCAAGGTTGCGGCTCCTCAGTGATCTGGTCGGCGATCATCAGGGCGGTCACCGTGATCTTTGGCATCTTGCTCGGTGGAGCAGTTGCTAAGGGGAGCGGGGCTGCTGTGGCAGTCGCCAAGGCAAAGGATGTTGACCGTGAGCATGCCAATCAGATCCGCGACCATGTTGACGCTGTGCGCGCTGATCCTATCAGCCTGCAGCCCGCAGATCTCCGTGGATACAGAGACTGAGCGCGAGGTGTGCATCCAGTGGCGCGACAGTCTGCCTGGCAGATCGCGTCACGACACCGAGCAGACGCAGGCCGAGATTGGCCGCGCTTACGACATTCAGGCTGCGGCCTGCCCGAAGCTGAAAAGGTTTAACTAATGGATACGACAACCGGGCGGATCATCACGCCAAAGATGGTCACAGCGGCACAG